TGACCGCAAAGTCGATTGCGTCTTGCCCGCATCGGGCGATACCGTCGTGGTCCGCTCGGTAAGCGCCGGGGCTTGACCCTCCCTCGCGTATTTCTTTTCGAGCTTGTCCAGTGTCGTGTCGTCGATCTTGGCCAGCGGCATCGATTTGGACTCGGGTAAACCGAAAAAGCCACGGCGCGACAGGTTAACCGGCTCTCTTTGCGCGGTCTTGGTGCCCCGCACGAGCATTTCGTCCGCCATTTGCTGCGCGGTCTTCTTCGCCACTTTGCCACCGGCCTGGAATTTCCGCTTGCCAGTGGACGGCGACATCACCGGGCCCTTGTACTCGGGCTGCGCATGAGGCGCAAAATCCGCACGCCGCGTGGCAGTGCTGGGATCGAACCTGCCTTCGCGCCGATTGGCCCGCATCTGCTCGATCACTGCACGACGAAGCTCGGGCGTCGGGAAACGCTGCTCGAAATCTGCGATCATGCGTCGCTGCTCCATCTCGGGCGTTTCACGTGAAACGGGCGTCGGTGGTAATGGCCCGTAGATGCGGCGCAATTGTTCGTCCTCGCCCGCATTGAGCCCGGTGGCACCCAACCCCATATAAATCGGCACCGCTGCGCGAAGACCAGTGAACGCCGACAGGATATCAGCGGGCTGCAGGTCCAGCGTTTTCGCGAGGTCTTCAAGTGCACCGGCCATGGTCGCTAATCCTTATTGAGCGTACGGGTTTGCCCGCTTGCCCCTGTCCTCGTCGTACTCTTCCTCCGGCACAGGGTCGAAATTGAGGAAGCCCATGTCGCGCAACAGTCGCAGCGCTTGCGTGGTCGTATCGGTCAGGTCATCGCGCTCGGCCTCGGGGAACGAGCAGATCTGGCTTACCAGTGGCTCGGCCCAATCGCGAGGCTCGCCCGGGTGCACGGTGGACTCGGGGATGTAAACGCGGCCATGCATGATGATATTGGCCACCAAATGCAGTCGCTGTACCTTGTCGGCCTTGCCCGGGTTGTAGGCGCGGCACGGCACCCCAGCCCGCTGCAAATCCTGCAAGATGCTGATACCCGAAGCCTTGTCCTCGACCAGCACCAAATCCGTCTTCTTGCCGGGTTCGCCGTAGACCGATTTGAACTCGTCGATGACCTTGGGGCGCAAGTCCGGGTAAGCCAAAAAGTCCTCCCAGCAGTCGATGAGCATCGCGCACATGGGGCGGTCGTCGCTGGGCTTGAAAATGCCCCAGACGCTGCACGCGGTCGGATCGTTGATAGTCTTTTCGGTGTAGGCGCAGTCGTAGGACTGCAAAATGTAGATAAACTCCGGCAATGGACGATCGGCATCCCATAGTCGGAACCAATCGCGCTTGACGATACCGTAGTCCTCGGGGTCGATCACCTCGGCGTAAAGCTCCTGGCGACCCAGCCGCGTGCCCTCGTACTGCGAGATGATTTCGTCGCGGAAAGTCGGGGCAAGGTTATTGAAATTCTCGTGAGTCGTGCCAGTGGTGACCAGCACGCGGTCGTCGTCCAGCAGCCGACGGACGATGGGAATCGGCTTGGGCGTAGTCGTAATGCAAACCCTGGGCTTTTGCCCCAGGCGCAGGCCGAACATCAGGTTCGACCACATGTCCTCAACATTGCGAAATTTCGCAAGCTCGTCGACCCAGGCCAAATCGTGCTGGGGTCCGCGCAGGGTCTCGGGGTCGTTGTCCGAATAGATAGTGGCGATCGCGCCATTGGGCCACTCGATGCGGCGTTTCGATGGGACAAACACCGGCTTGCACTTGGGGTGCGAGATGGCCAAGATGCCCGACTCGCCCTCGATCATGACGTCCCGGGCGTCGCCCGCGTCCTCGGCGATCAGCGCGATGCGCGACGCCAAGCCTCGTTCCACGTGAAACCGGACGAACTCGGCACCGCAGCGCGTTTTGCCCCAGCCTCGACCCGCAAGGATGAGCCAGATCGTCCACATGTCACCGGGTGGTACGAACTGGTTCGGGCGTGCCCAGGTCTGCCAATCGTAGAAAAGCTCGATCGCCTCCTCGTTCGACAATTCCGCGATGAACTCCCGCAGATTTGACGGATCGACGAGATTTCGAGCTTTACTGGCTTTCCGCCTTTGCCCTCTGCTCAAGCCGCTGTGCAAGCCGGTCACGTAGTCCCTCGATGTTGACGTTGGAATCAAGCGATCCGCTGACGTTCATGTTAACGTCTTTCGCTCGGAATTTCGCATCGTAGCCCATGAGCGTGAACTGCAGCAGCCCATCACTGTACTTTTTCACCGTGTCGCCCGTCTTGAGGCCTTGGTGCACCAGAGGCTCGTCGTGTCCGACCACAGCACGCCGGTAAGCCTCAGCACGCATCGTGTCGACCATCTCCTCCTGGACCGCTTCCATGAGCGAATCGAACAATTTGTGTTCGTGCCGCCAGTTGATCAGGGTGATGCGCGAGATGCTCGCGGTGGTGTACGAGTGCCGCATGCTGAACCGGCACTCCTCAGGCCCGTCTCGAAACTCGGCCAGCACCACTAACATCTTGAACGCTTTCGTTTCCTCGTGAAGCGCCAGTTCGCCTTTCGCGGTCATATTCGGGTCGTTGCACACGAGCGAATGAGCCAGAAGGCACGAATCACTGGGAGGAAAGCGTACGCGGTCACGGCGGATTGCGTCCAGCAGCGCCGTCACCGAAATGCCCGCACGCCGCTCGTATTCGGCGATCGTCTCGGGTCCTCGGTCTTTCAACAGTCGTTTGTCGTCATCAAAGGCCATGGGGAGAATTAAACCACAGATGGCACCGGAGCCACAACCCCGCCGTTCTATAAACGCTAACTATTAGCTTAAGACAGCCGATAGGCGGAAGCTATTAACAGTCGTGCGCGTACACGAGAGGGGCCCGAAGAGTCCTAATGTGGTGCTGCAGCAACACTTGGCGTCTGAAGTACCACTCTCGTGTTCCATCGTTCCATGATGATGGAACGGCTCATGTAACGGCTTTTCCATTCGAGAAGAGCGTTCTGTTACATTGTTCCATCTCACATATACCCGAATTCAGATTTTCGTGACAAGCTCAACCCCCCGCGTGCGCATGTAACGATGTAACATCGGGCCTTTTTTCGAATGGAAGAGTTGTTACATTGGTTGTTACATTGCGATGTAACAATGGAACGCTTTGTGGGTTCCGCGCTGTCCACGATGGGCAAGCGGTGCCGCGTTGCACGGCACTCCGTAAATGTATCACACTCGGCGCAGCGCGTCAAGCACCTGTTCGCCCGTCGTATTTCGCTGCCCGCTCCACATTGCGTGCTGCAGCCACTCCTCCCGGGTCCATGTGTCAATCGTCTTTTCGACGTCCACTGCGCGGAACAGCACCAGCGTTTCGCTCTCCTCGATTTCGACCAGCAGCGCGACTCGTCCGCAGTACAGTTCGTGCCGACGAGCCCAGGCCCGCTGGCCCGCAGTCCAGTGCGCCAGCCGCACGGGCGTTGAGGCTTTCTTGGGCCACGCGGGCAGCACCTTAAGCTCGACCCAGCCCTGCCACCCGAAGCAGGCCACGAACAGGTCCGGCACGTCGCGTCCCACCCGATTTTCGATTCGCTGCAGGTGAGCGAGGTGCCCACAGCGGCGGGCAAGCCAATCCCACAGGCGCTGCTCGGGGAGCCTCATCGCAGCACCTTTCGCAGAGCGTTGGCCAGCCGCATACTGGCGACTCCCGGGTTCGGCGCGTCGCGCAGAATCGCCGGGTCGATGCCCAACTGAAAGCAAAGCACTGTACGGGCATCCAGTGTCCGGTGCTCCTGCAGCAGCTCGTCCACTCGGTCCAGGGGTCGCTTGCTGCGCGAAGGGGTCGCCGAGGCCCGCCGTGGGGTCTCCCTTGCGCTCTCGACCTGGGGTCGGGGCTTGGATAGCGGCTCGGCCCTCGACGCGCTCGGAAAGGCTCCGGAGCCCCTTTGGACGATTTGTCCGCCTTCGATTTTGGTTCCGTCGGGCATTGCCCATTTCGTACCGACCCGGGCCGCGTACTCGCCTTTCGCCCACCAGGGCACGTACAGCGGGTCGTCGCCCGATCGCGGGCAGTGCTCGGCCAGCACCTGCTCGACAGTGGTCGCATTTTGCATTTCGCGCTTATCCTCTCAAGTGTTCGTCGATGAAGGTCTCAAGCGCCCGGAGCGCTTTCCACTGGTCCACGGGCGTCGAGTTGTCGTCCAGGTTCGCGAACTCCGCATCGATCCGGGGATAGGCGATGTTCGCGTGGAATTTGAAGCGTTGGCCGTCCAGCAGCATTTCGCCGGACAGGGTGGCCACAGCCACCCGGACCCGGGCCCGCTTCACGCGGCCACCTTCGCGGACTGCTCGCGCAGTGCTCGGCGCAGCATGTTGCCCAGGTTCATGCGCTGCATGCCGGGATTGAGGTGGCAGAAGCGCTCGTGAAGGTTCGTGCTGGACACGCTCATCGTGCGAGCCACCAGCTTGTAGACGCTGTGCAGCTCCATCGTGCGCAGGGTCTGCGCCACCTCGTCGCCCTTGTCGATCGAGCGCTTTTTCGTGCCGTCGGCCCGCACGGTGGTGTAGGCGCTGTACTGCGGCAGGTAACCGGCGTACACGACGCCGTTCAGGCGCTCCTCGATGGGCTTGCGGGTGGCCACCGGGCGCGTGGCGGCGACGGTGGTCTTGGCGATCGTGGCGGTGTAGGCACGTTGCACCTCGTCCGAGACGGTCGTGTGCTTGGACAATGCGCCGTTGCGCACCTTCATTTCGCGGGTGTCCGCGCCCAGCGTGTGGACGGTGGTCCAGCCGCCGTTGACTGCCACGATTTCGACTTGCTCGCCGGTCTTGGTGATGATTGCGATTTGCATTTTGCGTGTCCTCTATCGGTTGGTTAAAAAGCTTTATTATACCACGGGTGCAACAGTCTGTCAAGTACCCCCTCAGGCGACCACGTTGAAGTGCCAGTGCATCCCGGCTTCAGCCGCTTGCATCCCGATGAACAGCGGGTAAAAGCGCCCGTCGGTGTGCTGCACAATCATGTAGCGCAGGTTAGCCAAAGCCGGGTTGGTGACCTTCTTGTCCACCGCGCGACGAGCATTCTCAGCGGTCGCGTAGGTCTTGCCGGGTTCGATGGTGATGCATTGAGCCATTTCGCTTGTCCTCTATTGGTTGGTTAAAAGACTTTATTATACCACGGGTGCAACAGTCTGTCAATCCCCTATCCCCGAGAGTAGTGCACCGGGCGCTTTTGCATCATTGCCCTCCCGGGATGTGGTCGATCGGACCGCCGATCCAGATGCGCGTTTCGATGCCCGACTCTTGGATCACCTGCACCGCCAGAAGGTCCGGGTGTTGTCCACTGCCAAACCAATCGATAGACACGATCGCGTCCTCGCTCGTCGGATTCAACAGGTCGTCCAGCCGGATTTCGGCGACGTCGCGCTTGTTCGGGTTGAGCCACATCCGGGCGGCTTGCTGCAGTTGCTGCGCGTGATTCATTTCGCATCCCCTTTCATCACGTAGGTGAACAGAATCCATTTCGCCCGATTGATCGCTTGGCGTGCGTCCTCGACCTGCATGAACGAATACGTACCCGCGTTGTCGTGCGCGATCATCTCCTGCGCGTCCGAGAGAATGCTGGCGGCGTACATTGCCGGACCCGAAAACCGGAA